TTGTTAGTCTCACCTAGTGCTACAATCGCAGCCTCAAGGGGAGTTTTATCTGTAGAGTAGATAAGTTCTAGCGTGTTAGACTTAATGTAATACTTACTCATGGCAGCAACCGCCTTTTCTGCAAGTGATGCAAAAACACCTATTTTCGTTTACTACGCTTTCATCTCCAGTGTCAATACATACCATCACCTTATGACCATCACGATTTACAAATCCAACATTGCCAGCGTGATTATCTCCAAAACTAAATCCATATTCTTCCATATTGCAAACTAGATTGCTCATCTCATCACAATATTCATCTTCTAGTTCTTCACGATCACAACAGTAGCAACCATTACCGGGGCAGCAGATTAGTTCCGCGATTTCTGTAACATATCCCCAGCCAGTTAGACTCTTATCACTCTTACGAACACGACCGACTTGACTATAAACATACGGGGCTAGATTATACATTGACAGTTCTACTTGATTAGTATGGGCAATCTCTGCATCTTCTTTGGATTGGAAGATTTTAAACCCACGATTTTTCTTACCCTTGAGTTTATAAAACGATGATGCACAACCAGCACCGCTACGCTTCTTTACAATAGTATACATTATCAACTCCCAAGGCTAATGAGTACGGAATCGTCTAGACCACCAAAATCAATAGTAATATCTAATACTTGTTCAAGCATACTCTTGCTAATCAAGGTATCCTCGTTAGTGCCAAATGAAATATCACTATTGGATATTTCCTCTATAACATGACCATAATCTAGAGTGTTCTGCTCACAAACATCGGCAAGCGTAACACAATCGTATGTAAAAACTTTCATCTTATCCTCAGTGTGATGGAAACAACACGTTAGCCAAACCCTTGACGCACAGATTACAGTCTACACTACCCTTCGTCGGAGTGCAAGTCACAACGCCGCGACCACGACGGATTTCGGGGCAAGTGATAAACTTCTCGCCGTCGAGAATCACAAGTTTGGGCAGACTCTTACGCCAAGCATCGGCAAGGTTTTTACGCTTGGGGCGTTTCTTCGCAATCTTCTCATCGCTATCGCACCATGCGAACAGTTTGAATCCGGCGAGTGATGCCGTAGCCTTATCATTAGCGTTATGCACACTAGCATAGACCGCCATATACTTTTCCATAGCCACAAGTCTAGCGTCGTAGATATGGGTATAAAACCACATATCGGGCAGAATCTTACCTTCGCTCACAATGCTATCACAAGCCCAAATAACATTGTTCACATAATCCATATCCAGTTTACCGTCAAGAAACCAATCGCCACGCTCATGCCAACGAATAGATTTTCCTTGACGAATAGCGTCCAGAATCATGGAGCGAATACGCCCACGCTCAGTGATAACATTCTGCATACCAGCAGGACGCACGTTAGGATACATTTTCTCGGTTTGCTCTGCATAGCAACCGTTACCCAAAAATGCACACGTTGACGGACAAGTATCACCAACTGGCCTAGAAACGACCAAACAACCCTTGCCCAACTTGTCATTACCGTTTGCAACTTTCATGATTCTCTCCCTTGTGTTCACCGATTCTACACTATACATCGGCACAGTCAAGGGGAAATCTTGAGAAAATCTTTGGCATAGGATTCGCGGCCCGCCCCGCTATTCCTAAATACTTGATAGATAAGGACTTACGACAAGATAACGAGAATGACGGGACTTGAACCCGCAACCTCTAGCGTGACAGGCTAGCGATCTAACCAGTTGATCTACATTCCCAAATGACCCCACAGGGAATCGAACCCTGATTCTCGGAGCGAAAATCCGATTTCCTAACCGTTAGAAGATGGGGCCAAAGCACACAGGGTAGGATTCGAACCTACATCTGACAAATTAACAGTTTGGGGCATTACCATTATGCTACCTGTGTTCACGTTATTCTGGATACTTACAAAATTCTATACCTACATATCTAGCGTCGTTAGTTTGTCTCATAAATGTTCTATTTCTATGGCAGTTGCAACATACAACGTCACACTTACTTATTTCTTCTTTAATTTTTTCTAATGCTATAGTGTGTTGAGAGAACTCTGATATATTAAAACTTTTATCATCTCTAGTATGATCAAACTCTAATAGCCAGTATGGATAATCCTCTCCACAATCAGCACATCTTTTACCAGACTTATACTCTTGTATGTATCTTTTAACCTTTGTTCTATATTCTTTGGTTCTATTTTGAGTTTTATCTTTTTGACCTATACCTACATGATACGCTATTGTTCCTTTGGAACATCCAAGTTTTGCTTGTATATCTCTGTAAGAATAACCTTGTGCTTTTAGTTCTAATATTTGTTCTTTCATTTTCATCTTTAAATCTCCTTTGGTATAGTATTATACACCAACTGAGCCTAAAGATTCGAACCGTAAATGCCCGAGTAGGATTCGAACCTACAACCGAGGGAACCAAAATCCCTTGCTCTGCCAGTTAAGCTACCGGGCAATCAATCAAAGCCCACAGAAGGAATCGAACCCTCATCCGATGATTACAAATCAACTGTAATAGCCTTTATACTATGCGGGCAAGTGGGATTTTTAAAATGGAATCCCACAAAACCACTAGGGCAGTCCTACGTCTAGCATGGGCTAGGGTCAGACCACATCCCGTAACTCAAACATCAGCCTCCGAAGCATAAATATTGTACCACTCATTGCTGTCATCATATACGATGATATCTCGCTCATCATCGCCAATGAGTTCTTCGTATTCTTCTTGATCGTAAGGGCCGCACCACTTCATGACGTTTTCGTTATACATAGTATTCCGGGAGGTTAGAGGATGGTTTTATCTATTATACTTTATACACACGAAAAAGTCAATGGGTCATGTAGGACTTGAACCTACAACCAACGGATTAAAAGTCCGATGCTCTGCCGATTGAGCTAATGACCCAAAATACGGGTGTCTGCCATACTCGACTGTCTTTTATCTATGGCTTCTTTGATATCATTCTACCATAGACCCGTATGTTGTCAACTATCTAAATCTTCGTCGTTATCCTCAATATGGGAGGTCAGATCTTCTACGATATTCTCAATGTATTCTACGTATTCTTCGTCAGAGTGAGTCTCTAGCCACTGATCCATTAGTTCGCCAGCCATAATGTCCTGCAAATATAGAGTGATATCTTCGGGCCACTCATGAAATGGCTTCTTGATAACGCTCTTTATCTCTTTACTGGTATACGTCCCAAAGATATTCATTCTGTTCCCCTAGCGTATGTATCGACATTCTACCTTCAAAAGTTTAGTTTGTCAAGCCCTACTGACGCTGACTATCTGCAAAACATCGATCTTCATTCTTTGGGAGATACATCCCCCTCGCAGTGTATTCACTCATACCATATTGACATAGTATAACTCCCTATATCATTATGTCAATCCTCTTTCCATTGAATCGTTGGCGTTGACGGCCCATAGTATCGATACAGATATTCAAAATCATTATTTCCATATCTTTCATATTGCAAAATCAAATCACTCACCCTGCACTGGTATAGCGTAGGAGGAGTCATTTTATTCCACTTGTAACGCCTATAACCATCCTTAGTTATGCAAGTTATCCAATCCTTGCCAAACTCCAAAATAGTCGCCCAAACATTCTTACCATTGTAGGTAAAGTTTAGGGTATTGCTAACCCAGTAGGGATAATAGGGATTATTACAGTTCATATTCAGACCTCACAAATATGCTTGTTACAACGGATATTACTAGCAGACGGATACTTGCTAAAAACCTTACGCTCAACATCACTCTTGGTAGCATACCTTGCCCCAAGTTTCCAAGTCCAAGTCTTACCATCCATAGAGAACGTCACAGTCCAGCCAGTATGGATATGTTCGTGTCTCACATTACCCCACATATCCCTACTCATCCGATAACCATTCCAACTCATCTTTTCACTCTCTTTCTTCTACTTCTATTATCGACATTCTACCATTGGAACTTTAGCCTGTCAAGCAGAAAATAAAAGATTTTTTGATTTGTCGTAAAGTGTTGTGGCGTAAGGACTTACGGCGAACGCGGCCCGCCCGCCTAGCCCTAACTCCTTTGCCCGCAAGGACTTAGGAGAAGGGTCTAGGTTATCGGGTTAGTTAGTGAACATCAGAACAGGTATGCTACACCCATGTTATAAAGCAAGTTACCAACCGGTGTACGCTTGCACATATCACTACGTTCAGCGTAGAACTGTCGGTGTTCACCATCGCTCATCTGACACGTAACTAGCGTAGGTGTACGCTTGAAGTTCTTGTCACTACGACGGTAATCGCTAGTAAAGTCAAGCCTACCAAGTTCCCAATGGTCAAGGTGACGAATACTAACTACCTTGGCAAGATACCTTTCATAAGTTCCGGTTACTGGTTGGAAGTATCGAAAGTTATATACAGTACCAATAACAGCATTAGCAAGGCTATCATGCACACCCCTATAGACGTTATAGAGAAAGAAAACAACAACCGCCGCAGCGGCACAAGCAACAATCACACCAACCGTAAACGCATCATTCATGCCTAATCAACTCCTTAGTGGGTAAACCTTTTCAACCATTGTACACTAGTTATCGGCCAATGTCAAGCCTCAACTTTAGAAATCTTCCCCGTAGTAACCGTAATCCTCATCCGTTCCCCAACCGGCGGATTCCATCGCGGAATCATGGTCGCCGTCCATACTGTCATCATAGACATCATCATCAAACTGGCTTTCAACCTCATGATCAGCATCGTGATGATAGGACGAACTATCCTCACCATAGAAATCGTCGTGGTAATCGTACTCGTAATCATCAAAATGGGTAGCCATTTCATCATCCTCATAAGAGTTATCGGGATCGTAGCAGGGATCTGGGTGACTCATGATTTTCTCCTATTCAAGAAACATACCATACAAAACCATCCTCGTCAAGCATCGTAATCGGCTCGGGGTAAATCTCATCGGCCAACTCATCGGCCAGCCCCGTGACTTCGGCCCAATCCATCGGGTGGCACGTAGGCTCATCAATCGGCTCGGCCATCGGCTCAAGCGTACCCTGCTCGGCTAGTTCAGCGAGGATACGGTCAACATCATCAAACTCGTACATGGCATTCGCTCCGTTGGTGCTGTCAATCATCATGCTCTGATTCTACACCTATTATCGGCTATGTCAAGCCCCAACCTACAAATATTTTTCCTTAAAAAGATGACAGGATTCGGACTACTTTTGGCACACGACTTGCTACTAGCAAATACCATGCCAAAAATCGGCGGCGGCCCGCCCCGCTCGTCGTAAACCCTTGTTAGATATAGAGTTACGTCAACTGTTCACGATCCAAGCCGCTATACATCCGATCACGAATGATACCGCTAGTGTAACTTTGTCTAGTGTACGCATAGTCAGTCCTTTTTCACTGGAAAAACAAGATCACAAACAAGCCAACAACCAGCAACGCCAGCAACAAATCCCACACCTACACACACCCAGTTTATATCGACCATCCGTGGCCCCTTTCTTTATGAAACCAAAATGTTATCTTCAAACGGAGTACCATCACTCAAAAACCACTCAAAGTTTTTCTGATAAACCCGCACGGGGCTATACTGGTTGATTCTCTTTTTCGTAGTATGGGTGCGATATCCACCACTGTTCAACTTCACCATACCATTAGGAGAAAAAACCACTACCTTAGTGCCATGCAACTCAATAGCCACACTTCCATCATATTCAATATAAGCGTAGGTATTATTTCCAACCTTACGCTGGCTACGATTACGCTTGCCCAAAACCATCTTTGTCGCTTCGGCGTGAGTCATTTTCTTTCCTTTTGGTTACTTCTCTTATATCGGTATTCTACAGGATGAAACTTTAGGTGTCAACCCTCAAAACTGAACGGCGACACTTCGTGACCGCTGGCGGCGATCAACTCGTACTGTGACCGCAAAGCCTCAACACGCTCACACGAACCGGGCTTTCCAACCTTTACGATCATGGTATCGTCACCGCCAATCAAACGACCGTCCACGCTTTCAATCTTGGTAGATCGGCCACGACGCAGAGCCTTGCGATTGAACTTGAGAACCTTTTCCGAACGAATCGGACCGTACTCTCCGTTTGCGAGTCGCGGTTGATGAGGGATTGCGATTCCCAAAAAGCACATGCGAGCCTGACGCTTTGCATCTTCGATGATCTTGAACTTGGTAGCCATTTTCTTTTTCCTCTTGGTGATTGGTGAAGTGTATGAAACTTTTTCCGCCGTCGCAACCCCCATTCAGAGGGAGCGATTCTTTTTGTTGTATTCGATCATCGCCTTTTCGTCTTGAATGGCACGAACGACGCTAGCACGGAAAGCCGTAACCAGCACATCGTAACCCATCTTGATATCGTGCAGGTGGTAGAATCCACTGGCATCCTTACTCAGCACGAATCCAACCTTCACGGCTTCCATCTTCAGATTTTTCATTTTCATTCTCTCTTTCTTTACCCTTATATAGAGCAATCGGTGTGCCAATACAGAAATATTCTGAAGTGCTGTTTTCCTCGGGAAAAACGCTATGCTATTTTTTGTGCCTAGATTTTGAGCGTAGCATTTTGCAACACACTGTATCATTTTGCGTTAGCGATTTCAGCCGCGAAACTATGGTAGTGTAGCATTTTGCGACGGGTTACCCATCTTACCATGCCCATTCTGTGAGCATAGGATTTTTTTATTCCTTGGCATTGTAGTTGCGTCGTTACTCGTCGTAAGTCTTTGTGGCGTAAGGGTTTACGTCGAATGCGGCCCCCCGGCAACCCCCCTAAGTAGTGGTGTACACCCTTTCACCCCCTACTCCAGTTGTCAAGCCCCCACAACGGGGGAACGATTCTTTCGGTTGTATTCGATCATGTGCATTTCGTCGATGATGATTCGCACCACTTCGCACATGGTTCGATTCCGGTTCACGGTATAGCCTACGCGATTATCGAACACGTTGTAAAGGCCATTCGTTTGCGGAAGGATCGTGAAGCCAGCCTTGTAGGCATAGGCACGAAAATTTTGACGAATGGTTGACTCTTTGGGGATTCTCATTTGGTTCTCTCTTTCTTTCTTACTTATCGGATTCTGGCCTGTCAAATACCTTAGAGAATCGTACCATCACCACGAATACGGTACATGATACCGCCGATGCTATACAACACGATACCTTCGCCCATGTGCTGCACGAACGTGGCCGAATATCCATGACGGGCGACTAGGCAGCGAACAGTGTTTTGGACTTGGATGGTCATTTCTTTTTTCCCTTGTGTTGATTCTATTGTAGCGTATTGCTTTTAGGTGTCAAGCCCCCTTTTCGCATTCTTTTTTGTAGATAGGATAGAACTCTTCGAATGGAAGATTAGTGTACTTGAGTACACCGCCAACGTATAGATCGTAATGGTTTCGCGTACCCTCAGTCACTGTCCAAACGATGTATCGGTGATCTTGTGTCCAAGTCTTCATTTTCTTTTTCCTTTTCTTTCTCTTATTCTAGCAGATTTTTCTAGGGTGTCAAGCCCGATTTTTTGCGGGAACCAGATCGACCCTAACAATGTCGTTAGTATCGAAACCTTGGGAACGCATGTAGCGGTAAACCGCACCAAGGGAACCGCAGCGGTATACCCTGTAGGATTTGCCATTTTTCATATGCACTACATTATCGTGCGTGTAAACTGGCGGAAGGGAACGGATGAAACTGTTAACTGTAGTGGACTTTTCCATTTTCTTTTTCTCTTTCTTTCTCTATTATACTTATCGGCTTTTGGTTGTCAAGGGCTTGATTCTGAATCTTTCGTAAGGTTCAGATCATCCTCTGAAAGTATCGAACCTTCAAAGGATCTTGGGTAATCTTTCCATTCTGAATAAGGTATATTACCTTACCATTCTTTACCATAGCAGTAGTGTTTTGGGTAATCTTAATCATCGTAATCATCTTTCTTTCTCTCTTTCTTATGCCATATATAAGAGCAATCGCCGTGCCAAGCATAGATTATTTTTTTGTGCGTATTTCTCGGGGAAAACGCTATGACATTTTTTGTGCCTAGGTATTGAGCGTAGCATTTTGCTACAGCGTGTAGCATTTTGCGTTAGTGTTTTAGGCCGAGATATTGAGGTATTGTATCATTATGCAACACCTTACCCATCTTACCATGCACACATACTATGCACTGCATACTCTATTCCCATCACACATACTCGTCGTAAGTCTATACGTACCAAGGGTTTACGTCACACGCGGCCCACCCACCATGAGAATGTTAAGGTGGGATACCGGGGGGTTTTATCTTATAGAATGCTTGGGTGAGATTTGTGGGAAAAACGAGGGGTGGTTCTAACAAAATTCACAAAATATATATTAATGTACTACCCTATCCTCCCCGATTGCCCCTACTAGCAACGCATGAATCTGCCAAAATATCGTTACTGAGTGTATAACAATGTATAGGAGACAATATATGAAACAAACAATCGAAACGCAATTGGATTGCAAGGCAACAGCCTCATTTCAAGACGAAATACTAGAAGATATGAACAAGCAGGATGGATCATTAGCTTCGTTGCTCCAAAAAGACAACAGTAATGAGGATAACGATGACCAAGCAAACTCCAGCGATTGAATTAGTATCTAATTTAGATAATAGCAATGATTTAGTTCTTTGTGGTATTGATGGTATAGATAGGGCTAATTATAAACTATCATTCGCCCAATACTATGGTATCATTAATGAAGATTGCTTGATTCACAAGCATTTTGAGTTTGGTGAAGACAATAAGTTTTACTATACTGTACTATCGCTAGTCGATAATGAAGTCGTTCGTCACGAAAGCGGTTTTGGTTATATATATCAAGACGGCCCCAATAGAATACTAAAACGCTCCATACCCATATTTGAGGGCAAGCGATTAGATCACAGGCAACTAGTTAAGAGCATTAGCGTCAAGTTTGTTTGTGACCCCTCTCGCATTAATCTATTAATAGCATCTTATCCAGAAGAATACGCATTCGCCCTTCATGATGACAACTGCGTTTTATCGTCTAAAGGATTTGCCCGCCCTCATTCTATTCAAATAAAGCCCCACTCTTTCTTAGCTCGCGTAAATGACAGTGATCTTCGTAGCGTATCGTTTGTTAGTGATGAATTTTCAGATATTGTGTCCAAGTCTATTAAACATTTTTCTTATGATGAAAAAACAGACTCTTTAAAATTTTTTGATGGAACAAGATGGAGATCGCTACAATGGTCAGAAAACGAGGAATGAAAGTTCCTAAAAACATGACAGAACAACAGGTTATAGATCAGATTAACATTGTCGTTAATAGGATATCGGCCCGCTATACTTTTCATGGATATGAGCTTGAAGATATAAAACAAGAAGCTTTTATTATTTGCATGGATGCGCTGGATCGCTACGATCAAAAACGCCCCCTTGAAAATTTCTTGGCCGTTCATCTTTCAAATAGACTGAAGAATTTTGTTCGTGATAATTTCTATATTAAGGGCGAAGAAGATAAGAAGAAGATACTTAAACCTAGTAGTTTATCTTATGAAGATTTTATTCCCGCAGAACACCACGAAAACGACAATAAAATAGATGCCAAGTCCTTACAAGAGTCTATTGATAGCAAGTTACCATCAGAATACCGTTCTGACTATCTCAAAATAATAAATGACGTTTACGTTCCTAAAAAGAGAAGAGAAGAAATCATTGCGTTAATTAAGGAGTTGCTAGATGAAGAAGGGTAGAATCTCTAAAGATGAGGAGCGAATAATCGGTCGCCTAATAGACCACGTTACCGTCGAGGACATTGCAAAGCAACTTGACCGCGACGTTGAGAGCATAGACAGCTTCGTCAAAAGAAAATTCCAAGTGGGCCTGTCTAATGAAGAGGCCGCCGCGTATTCACTAGAAAGTCGCCCATACTGGGTAGAATTAGAGAGTCAATTTACTCCTTCTGAGTTAGAGCTTTTTAAATACCACTGGTCGCGCATAATTTCACAGTTCAAGGATGATGTATTTCCAACAGAAGAGCTACAGGTAGTTGATGTTATAAAGCTTGAAATACTTATGAACCGCTGCTTAAAAAGTAATAAAGATAACCTTAATGAGATGACTACCTTAGAAAAAATGTTAGCAGACGAGCGCGCCGTAGATAAAGATCAACGCGACCATGACTATGTTCTAAATCTAGAGCGTCAATTAGCATCCTTACGGGCCTCTCAAGAGGCTCTTAACCGCGACTACCGCGAACTTCAGACCAAGAAGGCCGCTATACTACGAGAAATGAAAGGCACACGCGAGCAGCGCATCAAGAGACTTGAAGATAGTAAGCAGAGCTTTACTTCTTGGGTAGCTCACCTAATGCAAGACCCCGAAACGCTGAAACGATACGGGATTGAAATGGAAAAGATGAGATTGGCTATGATGAAAGAGAGGGAACGCTTGAGCGCGTTCCATAAATATGAAGACGGGCAAATTGACCAACCATTCTTAACTCCAGATACGGTGATAGAATGAAAATTATTAAGGCCATATATGGCGACAAAGATGTAACAGATATCGTAACATCAAGAGTTAAAAATAATAGCCTTGTTATACAAGCTTCCAATTCAATTTTTGGAGATCCTTGTGTTGGAAAAATTAAACATCTCATTATAGATGCAGAAATTAACGGGATATCTGAACAGTATTCTGTACAAGAGAATTCTTTTATTACTTTGCCAAAAACTAAACAGTCTAGATTAGGTATATTCTATTCTAATAACAATGAAGATAAAATAAATCCTTGTATACTCAAATCATTAGAATGTATTAAGAAGGCCGCAGATGGTAAAGCAGATATAATAACAAATGTATGGAATAGTTTTGGAAATAAAAACCCTTTCTTAGAGACTATATCTTGGACTAAAACTTCTTCTCACCTTAATCAAACTTTACAAATATTACAATGTTTGTATATGGGAAGAGCTACTGGTGATTACAAATATGTTAGCTTTTTAGAGCATGATGTTCTATATCCAGAGGGCTATTTTGATTATGACGATTTCGACAATGAATGTATATCTAATTCAAACTATATTGGTTTGTGCAAAAGCGGATTTCAACCACAAAATGCTAATCACCAACCATTAAGTCAAATAACTATGAAAATGGATTTTGCCATCAATCATTTCGAATCTATTCTTCCAAATGCTATATTGTTAAATTCTGGACTTGTTGAACCACATGTTAAAATAAATTTTTGGAAATGTAAAAATCCAAGCATTCATGTAAATCATGGAAGACATTTTACTTCTCATTATGTAATATATAGCAAAGATACATTTAGCGAAGATCCATACTGGGGTCATTATAGCCAATACTCCAACTTATTTTTTTAAAGGACTAATATGAAATCAATAATATTTGGAATAACAGGACAAGACGGTAGCCACTTAGCTGATCTATTATTAGAGAAAGACTACGAAGTAATTGGGGTTAGCAGAAGAGCAAGCACAGATAATACACAAAGAATAAAACATATATTAAATCATCCTAGATTCAAATTGGAAGAGGGTGATATAACAGATACAAGCAGTGTCATCAATATATTTAGAAATAACGAAGATGTAGATGAAATCTATAATCTAGCGGCTCAATCGCACGTAGGCACATCATTCACGCAGCCATCCCTAACTTGGGATATAACCGGTAAAGGCTGTCTTAATATATTACAAAGTATGGTTGATCTTGAAATGCTTGGTTCAAGATTTTATCAAGCTTCTTCTAGCGAAATGTTTGGAAAATCATATGACATTGACGCCAATGGTATTAAATACCAAGACGAAAATACTAGATTTTTGCCTCAGTCTCCATACGCCATAGCTAAAGCGGCATCTCACTACGCCGTTAGACTATACCGTGAAGCATATGGCATTCATGGAAATTGTGGAATATTGTTTAATCATGAGGGGCCACGCAGAGGCGACAATTTTGTCACCAAAAAAGTAGTGAATTGGGTAGTTAGTTTTATTAATTGGCTAGAGTATAACAGTTTTGACATAAAACACCTATGCTACTCCGACATAGAAATCTTTGGATTATATGATAAAAAGTTTCCTAAATTAATGTTAGGTAATTTAGATGCCTATAGAGATTGGGGTTATGCTGGCGATTATGTCGAAGCAATGTGGATGATGTTGCAGCAAGATGAACCAGATGATTATGTAATCTGTACAGAGAATACATATTCCATAAAAGATTTACTTGATGTGTCTTTTGGGTATTTTAATATAGAATGGGATAATTTAGTTGGCATAGATCAAAAATTCTATAGACCTGCGGAAGTAGATTACCTACGTGGCAGATCTACTAAAGCAAGAAATAAACTGGGATGGAATCCAAAATATGATCTAAATGGTCTTATTAAACTCATGATAGATGAAAAGTTAAATGAGAAACTACAGAATAATGCTAGACATATCGAATGTCTTCATTAAAATAAAACACCTATTTCTTAAATCTTATAATAGCCCATTTCCAACTATTTTTATTACAGCCAAGGATCCAGACGAAGCGTGTTTTGAAGCACTAAATGATTTAATTAATATAATCATGAAACAAAATACTTCTATAGAAATGCGAATAGTATGTAGAGACATACGCAGAAGATCTAGAATAGATAAAATATATCAACTATGAAAAGAAATTATGACGATCCAGCATATGAGCAATTTAGAAAATCTGTTCTTAAAAGAGATAAAAGAAAGTGCATGATGCCGGGATGCGGAAAGAAAACGCAACTTCAAGTACACCATATTAAAAAGTGGTCTAGAGCCAGCGCATTGAGATATGAAACTTCTAATGGAATTACTTTATGCAGAAAGTGCCACGACTCTATTAAGGGATATGAACATCAATACGAAAATATGTTTAGGATAATAATTAATGACTTATAAAGTAGCTCCCCCATTCACTGTAATCAAAGATACAAGAGAGCAAGACGGCTATTTCTTTAGTGCGTTCAATACTTGTGCTGGCATGATAGAAGAAAAATTAGATACTGGGGACTATTCCATAAAAGGGATGGAAGATAAAATCTGTATAGAACGCAAAGGTTGCGTAGAAGAACTGGCAATAAACTTGGGTCAAAAGAAACATGCATTCTTAGCAGAAATAGAAAGAATGGAATCGTTTCCACACAAATTTATAGTACTAGAGTTTTCGCTAGAAGATTTGATAAAATTTCCAGAAGAAACTAGAATACCAGTTAAAAATAAAGCATCATTAAAAATAACTGGCAAGTACATGCTAAAATGTCTTTTTGAGTTTCAATTATACAATAATGTTCATATTCTTTTTTGTGGCAATAAATATAATGCTTTTCTCGCAGTTAGTAGTATCCTAAAAAGAGTAAATGAAATGTACACAATAGGGAGGAAAAAATAATGGAACCAGAACTATTGAAAGATTTTCATGACTATGGAGCTAATATTGCCACTAGGGAAATATTTCTTCACAATCATTACCATGCTGAAGATAATCAAAATCCAGGTGTAGAATATAAAATGTCCAATACTTTTATTAAGAACTTAAGAGCATTAGATATGAGAAGCAATGCCAATATCACTATTCATTGTCATAGTATTGGCGGCGAATGGACTGATGGTATGGCAATATATGATGCTATACAGATGTGTAGATCATATGTAACTATTATTATATATGGGCAAGCTGAGTCCATGAGTAGTATTTTTATGCAGGCTGCTGATTATCGTTATATGACTCCAAACGCCCATTTTATGAGTCATTATGGATCATCAGATATAAATACTGATTATCTAAGTGCAATGAATCAAGCTGATTATGAACGAAAAACTGCCGACACTATGTTTAATGTATATGCTACTAGATGTGTAGAAGGAAAGTTCTTTTATGAGAAATTTGGTAAAAAACCTAGTGTTAAACAAGTAAAACAATATTTAATTCGCAAGCTAAAGTCTGGAGATTGGTATTTAAATGCAGAAGAAGCAGTTTACTATGGTTTTGCTGACTCTATATTGCGTAATTGGCACTTTACAGAATGAGTAAAGACAAACTTAAAGTAATCGATGAGGCTTGGCTTGGATTAGATGTTATTGATACTGACATCTTTAATCCAATGTCTATACTTAATTCTTCTGATGATGACTTTCATTTGAAGCTTTCTTGGCTGATGAGTAGACCAGAGTATTTATCATTTTTATGTCATCAAATACTCAACATTCAACTGTTACCATCACAATCCTTAATTATCAATGAATTATGGGTTAGAAAGTTCCCTATGCTTGTGGGCAGTCGAGGTCTTGGAAAATCATTTCAATTAGCACTATATTCTATCATTCGCGGGATGCTATTACCAAAAAGGAAAATTGTTATTGTTGGTGCCGCATTTAGACAGTCAAAAGTGTTATTTGAATATATGGAAACTATATGGCGTAACGCCCCAATGTTAAGAGATATGTGTGATAGTAATAGTGGTCCAACCAGAGATGTTGATCGCTGCACTATGAGAATCAATGAGAGCGTCATAACTTGCTTGCCTCTTGGCGACGGACAGAAGATTAGAGGCCAAAGAGCAAATGATATTATTGCTGACGAATTTGCCTCTATTCCTAGAGATATCTTTGAAAATGTTGTCGCCGGTTTCGCTGCCGTAAGTGCAGATCCAGTTCAGAATGTTAAAAGAATGTCAGCTAAGAAAAAAGCTGCTGAACTAGGCATAGAGTTAGAAACTGAAGAAGACAACCCAGAAATCAAAGATAATCAAATTATACTATCTGGCACAGCATATTATGACTTCAATCACTTTGCAACATACTGGAAAAAGTGGAAAGCCATTATCAAGAGTCGCGGAAATATTGCTAAATTGACAGATGTATTTGGCGGCGATAAGCCCCCAGAGACATTTGATTGGCGTCAATACTCTATAATAAGAATGCCGTATGAACTTTTACCAGCAGGCTTTATGGATGCTGACCAAGTAGCAAGATCAAAAGCTACCGTACATGCTGGTATTTATCAGATGGAATATGGCGCTTGCTTCACTAGAGACAGTCAAGGATTCTTTAAAAGATCACTAATAGAATCTTGCGTAGTTGGCAGTGATGAATATCCAATTAAAGACTCAGCTGGAAATACAATTAAGTTCGAAGCTACGCTAATCGGAGATAAAAATAAACGATATATTTTTGGTGTTGACCCAGCATCCGAAGTAGATAATTTTAGCATTGTTGTTCTAGAAATTAATGGAGATCATAGAAGAATAGTACATTGCTGGACTACTACTAGGCAGGAACATAAAGAAAAAGTTAAAAAGGGATATGCTAATGAAAGTGATTTCTATGCATATTGTGCCAGAAAAATCAGAGATTTGATGAAACTTTTTCCATGCGTTCATATTTCTATGGATGCGCAGGGAGGCGGAATTGCGATAATGGAATCTTTACATGATCACGATAAAATAAAGGATGGCGAGTTGCCAATATGGCCTATAATAGATGATAATAAACCAAAAGATACTGATGGAGAACGTGGCTTGCATATCCTTGAAATGTGCCAATTTGCTAAATATGAGTGGCTATCAGAAGCAAATCATGGTATGAGAAAAGATTTTGAAGATAAAGTATTGTTATTTCCATTTTTTGACTCTGTAACTTTAGGTTTGTCCAACTCTGAAGACGGTCTTAAAAATAGGATGTATGATACGCTTGAAGAATGTGTCATGGACATTGAAGAACTTAAAGATGAATTATCTATGATACAGATGACACAGACAAATAGCGGAAGAGATAGATGGGACACTCCAGAAGTTATCGTTGGAACTGGCAAAAAGAGTAAAATGAGAAAAGATAGATATTCTGCTCTTTTGATGTCTAACATGGCTGGCAGAACTATACAACGCACTCCAACCCCAGAAGAATATCAGTTTTATGGAGGTTTTGCAACTGGTGGCCACACTCCAGAAAAAAATGATGAGAGGCTATATAGTGGCCCAAGCTGGTTCTCTGATCACATGAAAGATGTGTATTAAAAAGTAGCATTCCAATTACATTCCAATTAAGGGAAAACCATGAGCGATGACATGATAACTTGGTCTGATGATGACTTTTCTAGCAAATCTAACGCTATGGAAAAATTGTCTGACAATATTGATGCATATTCTGGTTTAAATAAATCTTCTGCAAGTAGTGCCTATAGAACATTTATTGACATTGAACCAAATAGGTCAGTAAGGCCCGGTTTTAATAAGCTAGATTATTACGCATTCCGACAAACAGAATCTGTTCCAAATCAGCAACGTCGAATCATCAAGATGTGCATGGATGCTTATGATAAAGTTGGAATTATAAGAAATATTATTGATTTAATGGGTGACTTTGGAAGTCAAGGCATAAGTATAGTTCATCCCAATAAAAGTGTTGAAAAATTTTATCAACAATGGTTTAAGAGTGTAAATGGCAAAGAAAGATCTGAAAGATTTTTAAACAATCTCTATAAGACCGGCAATGTAATTATGTACAGAAGTTTTGCCAATGTTACTCCAGAACTTGAAAAATATATGAAATCTTTAGCTAAAGATATCAAGGTAGAAGTTCCTAATGTAAAACAAAATCAAATTCCTTGGAGATATAACTTCTTTAGTCCTCTAACTGTAGAGATGAAAGAGGGCAAACTTGCACTTTTTATGGGAATATCAAATTATACCTTAAGTGCTGGAACATTTTTAGATACATTTGCTGGCGGCACCATACCAAATGATGTTCTTGACAGCCTTCCGGTTGATATTAAACGCGCGCTAATGAATAAAGAAAAAAGAATACCTCTTGACTCAGAAAGACTATGCGTATTTCATTATAAGAAAGATGATTGGCAGATGTGGGCTAATCCAATGATATATGCCATTCTTGATGATATCATTATGTTAGAAAAAATGAGATTGGCAGACATGTCTGCTCTGGACGGTGCTATATCTAACATCAGACTTTGGACTCTTGGAAATCTTGAACATAAGATTTTACCAAATAAAACAGCTATTAATAAATTACGTGATATTCTAGCCAGTAATGTTGGTGGTGGCACAATGGAATTAGTTTGGGGGCCAGAACTAAGCTTCAAAGAATCAAGCAGTGAGGTATACAAGTTTCTAGGTTCAGAAAAGTATACCGCCGTACTCAATAGTATATATGCTGGATTAGGTGTACCGCCAACGTTAACTGGTATGGCTACAAACGGTGGTGGCTTTACTAATAACTTTATTTCATTGAAGACTCTTGTAGAAAGACTACAGTATGGTCGAGATCAATTAACTAGATTTTGGGAAAAAGAAATTGAATTAGTTAGGCAGGCTATGGGCTTTAGATACAAAGCTTACATTCAATTCGATCAAATGACTTTATCTGATGAAGCCGCAGAAAAAGCTCTTCTCTTACAGCTTGTTGATAGAGATATTATTAGTCAAGAAACTGTTCTTGAAAGATTTAAAGAAATTCCACAAATTGAAAAAATTAGACTACAAAGAGAGTTTGAAGATAGACAGGGTGAGGATACTCCAGATAAAGCTGGACCATTTCATAATGCTAATCATAAGCAAGATCTTGAAAAGATTGCTCTACAAGGAAGCAAGGTAACGCCACAAGATGTCGGTCTCAAAACTAGTGTTCCAAAAGATATGCTTTTACCTCAACCAAAAGCACCCACTGGACTTGGACTGCCAAATGCCCCCAAACCGAGCAATCCTAATGGTCGCCCAGCAAATACAAAAGATGCTGGACCTAGGAAACAAAGCATTGCAAATCCAAAAAGCAAACCCGGAGTAGCAGAATTTATATACTGGGCCGAATCGACTTGGAAAGAAATATCTGATGTTTTAACA